GCCTCTATATCAGGCCAAAAATCGTCTGTAATTGCAATACTATTCTCAAACCCTTTATTAGGAAGTAATTCAAATGTTTTAGGATTAACTTTAAAATCCGCAACATTACCGTTCATATAAATTTTAGGTATTACCATACCATTTTCTTCGTCTAAGATTGCATAGTATAGTTTACCTTCACGAACTTTAAATTTTAATCCGGTTCCATCTATTTCATAGTAGGGTGTAGGCTCAACTTCATTTTGTTCTGACAAGTACATTCTTTTAGTTGCACTCTCATGAAGATTTAAAATCCTATTTTTTTCATCCTCACTTATATTCCAAGTTTGTTTAATCATTTCTATTATTTTATTATAAATACTTCAAAAAAAAAAAAGAGGACAAATATTTGTCCTCTTTTTGGTATATCATAAGATATTGATTATCTCAATTCTCTTAAGTCGAATGTTCTAACACCATCAACTGTGATACGTCCGTAGAAACGGTTATTAACCATTTTCTTAGCGTAACGTGTCATAATACCTTTGATAGGTGTAAAGTTGAATGGGTTATACATTGTTGGAGTTAATTGTAATGGTACATATGGTGCGTAGATATAACCTGTGTCTAACAATGATGTTCCTTTGTGTCCCATTAACACTTGGTTTGGTGGGAAGTAAGGGTCACGGTAAACTTGGTAACGTCCTGCAAGAGTACCAACTCTTTCAATACCCATGTTGTATTGGTCTTGCTCAGGAGAAGCGTTTGATACGTGGAAGTATTCTAAATCGTCAAAGATAGCTGAGATTTCAGAAGAAACTACAATCCAGTTCGCTCCACCTCTTAATGTAGATTTGTGGATTTGAGCAGAGATTTGGTTAATCGCTGTGATAAGCGTTTGGTTCCAGTCTTTTTGAGTGTAAGGAACTGCAGAAGACCCTAAACGTTTCCAACCATTGTAATCCCAACGTAAGTTCCATGCCGCACCTTTACGTAAATCTCTTAAGATTTCACGGTCGATTTCAGCCGCAACTTGCTCAGATAATAAAGCTGTTAATTCAGCTTCAGCATCGATGTTGTGGAATGCAGCAACGTCTTGAGCCATTTCAGGAGACCATTGTGCTCTTAATTTTCTTTCTGTTACAGAAACAGTTACTGACATTAAGTCAAAAGAAACCTCACCAATTCTATCTTCAAACTCTAAGTTTCTGTAGATTCTATAAGAACCTGTAAACGCTTGATTTAAAACAGTTGTTGATGAGAATGTAGAACCTGTGTAACCGTCCATTGAACCACCACAAGTAATACATACTGGTACTTGTAAATCAACTTCTAAATAGATAACTCCTTCAGCATCACATAAGTTGTCATATTGACCACCACCTGTTTTACTTTCAGGGAATAATAAATTAGAGTTATTGTTTCCGTACTCAACAATTCCTTTACCGTATCTTTGAGTTACAACTCTAAATAAGTAAGGATTTTGTGTATTAGCCGATGTTGTAAAATTTCCATTAGCTCCTTTAATTGTTAAATCAGCTAAGAAAGATTCATTGTCCATTGGTTGACCATCAGGACCGATTAATTTACCTGCTCCATTATTTGCGAAACCTGATAATTTGATTAATACTTTTCTGTAGTCACTTGTTGTATAAGCAGAAGGAATTAATGAATCTCCAGCCCAAGCAACAGTTTGTACATTAGCAGTAACTGATGAGAATTGCCCTTTTGAATAGTCATATAAACCTGGTGGGTCTAAAGCTGGTTCATTACCTTCATAGAATCTATCGTAAAGGTCTTTAGTGTCATTGTAGTTGTAACCACTTCCTGGTCCATCAGGTCCATCAGTAGCGTTGTCATACCCAGGTGCTCCGTAAGGTTTACGGTGAATACCATTAGTAGATGTTGAATCTTCAGTATACGCTTGAATGTTTGGTACGAAGTAGAATAATTTACCAATTGGTAAGTTCATAGCTTGTACAGAAACGATATCGTTAGATAATAATTTAGAGAATACTCTTCTAACAATTGGGAAAACCACTGTTTCAAATGCACCTGTATCAGATGTAGATGATGCTTCGTTAATTAAATACGATGCTTGGTTTTCATATAATTGTGCAACGTTTTCTCTCATGTGACCTTTAAGACCCTCTAAGAATCCTAATTTGTCCCATTTATTGATTGTGTCTTCTTTGATAACTTTAAGGTGTTTTAACCCGATGTTACCAACTAATCCTGATTCTAATAATGCTCCCATTTTAAAATATTTTGTTTTTAATTTTTATTTATTTTTGATTACCCTAATTTACTCATTAAATCTTTCATTCTCATGAATTGCGGATTTTCGTAAGTTTTTGATTCAATTAAAGTAGTCGATGAACCTGTAGATACTGTTTTTTGAATTCTGTTTTCTACTGATTCACTAAGTGATTTTTTAATTTCCGGTTTAGATAATTCACCTTTGATTGACTGATAAAGATTTTTAGATTCTTTTAAAGTTTCAACATCGTCAAATCTTCTTAAGATATTAATTTTCTCTTTTTTAGTAGTCGAATGTTCGGTAAACAATCTAGTTGCATATGCCAAGTTTGAATTGAAGATTGCGACTTCATTAAGTTTTTCTCTGAAAACATTTAATGCTTTTCTGTATTCTTCATTTTTTTCTCTCAACATAGTTACCTCTTGAGTAGATTCTTTATAAACGATATTACGATTTGGTGTAATACCTTTTCTTAATCCTCTACCTGATTTAGAACCCATTCCGTATGTTCTAGCAGCTTCTTTTGTTTCTTCTTTTTCAAAAGCTTTTCTTTTTAAAGTGTCACCTTTTTTAGTAGTGTAATCTTCTTTACCTTTCATGGTTTTAGATTTATCACCCTTGTTCATTCCGTGAGCACCTTCTTTTGTTTCTGCTTTAACAACTTTGGAACTTCCTTCCATATTTTCGCCTTTCTTGTAATCGAATTTAGCTTTACCTGTACCAACAGATTTAGGTCCTTCTTTTCTTTTTTCATTGAATCCGCCTGAAGCTTTATCTTTGTAAGTAAATTTAGGTCCTGAGCCAATTCCAACACCTTTAGGTTTAATTGTTGATTTTGATTCTCTAACAGTTCTTCTTCGGTTGTAAGATTCTTCTAAGTCCTCTTCTTCGTCCATCATGTCTTCTTCGTCCATCATGTCCTCTTCATCCATCATGTCTTCTTCGTCAATCATGTCATCATCTTCTTCTTCGTCGATAAATTCTTCTTCTTCATCGTCTTCAAATTCAATTTCAAACATAACTTCTTCTTCGTCTTGGTCTAATTCGATGTCATCAGCATCACCATCTGCAAAAATCGCATCAAGTACGTCATCTGTAGTTTGGTCATCCATTTCATCTAATTCTTCAAAATCAAATTCCATGTCATCCTCTTCGTCTAACAATTCATCTTCATCTTCAGACTCACCAAGTTTAACAATGTATTCTGAGTCATTATCGTTATCAGTTAAATGAATATCATCACCGTCCTTTTGAACGATAATTCCATCTTCTTCACCCATAGCTTTAAATACTCTAAGAATTTCTTCATCAGAAGCTCCTGTTAAATCAATTGGACTTTCGTCAGAATCCATGTCCATGTTAAAATCCATGTCCATTTCATCCTCATCTTCATTATCAGTATCCATATCAAAATCCATTTCCTCTTCGTCAGAGTCCATTTCATCATCCATGTCAACATCTAATTCAACCTCATCTTCTTCTTGTTCAGAAAGAGATTCTTTTACTAACTGATTGATTTCTTCCTTCATAGTTGAAGCAAGTATTCCTTTTGCATTTTCGGCTATAGCTTCTTCAACTTGTTTCATTTGAATAAGAGCCTCTTGTACTAATTTGTTATTTTCTTGCATGAAAAATTATTGTTATTTTCATTATAAATATTACCAAAAACAAAAAAAGTTTATTTTATCTAACTATTAGACAAAATAAACTTTATTTAAGTACAAAAAAAAAGTAGCCGAATTTGACTACTTTTTTAAAATTAGTTATTGAATAACCTCATCAATTTTACTTTCAGAGACTGAGGTAATTCTCCACTCATGTGCAAACCCCTCATATTTTTTTGTAACTTTGGCTTCAACATCTGTTACTGAATACCCTTCTACAAGTTTTTCTTCTCTAATTTTTTTAATTTTACCTGTTTTATCATCAGGTAAGTCATACTGAATTTTCGCTACGAAATACTTTTCTTCCATGTGTTTTTTTATTTTCCTAAAAAGTCGTTTAATTTTTTCATTAAGTCAACTGACTTCTCTACATAATCGTCTTTTTGTTTATATTTTTTTTCTTCTTCAAGATTTTCTTCATACTTGTCTCTATCGTCAGCATTTGTAAATAAATACGCTCCCGGTGTTGATGGTGATGATACTAAGTCAAAACAAATTAATTCAAAATCATCTTGAACTTCATTTCTTTCACCAACTTTTTTAAGTGAACCAACCCCACGAGAAGAAATACCTAAAGTAACTCCTTGTCTCATTAAATTTGCCGCTTGGTCTCCTTTAGTTGAAACAATACCTCTTTCATGAAATCCCGGGGAAGTTAATAATTTAAGTTTTCCCATTAATATGTTTCTGTCCCACCATACGTCAGTAATGATATGAGATACTCGGTCTAAATCAATTAAAGATGATTCAGGGTGATTTAACTCTGATGTTGATAACCCTTTCTCGATGGCAATTTTATAATTGTCCGCCTCTCTTTTTAATATCCTTTCGGGGTATGTTCTACCATTTCTGTTAGGTGTATCATATTTTTGTAAAACAGCATAAAATTCAAATGGGTTTCTATAGTCCATTTCTTTAGCCTCTCTCAAAACCTTTTCATTATGTTTGTCTTTTGGTGAAACCCAACCTGCGTCAGCCTCAACTAATATACCGTGTCCGGTTTCGGTTGCCTCTAATATTCTTAATTGTTTCATTAATTCTTTTTAAGATAAATATATCGATTATGATACTTTACAAGATAACCTCTTTTTTTGTGGTTGAAAATTCAAAATATTTGTTTGTTGTGATGTTATTATCATAGATAGATTGGACTATATTTTTTACGGAGTCTTTAATTTCTATGGATTTAAAATCTAATTCATTTGTTGTGTATAGATTTATTTCTAAATTAAAGAATGATTTTTTACCGTGAGATATTCCACTGGTTCTTAAATCTAAATCCACAATACTTTTATTTTGGAATAAATTGGTATTAATGGAATTATAAACAGAATGTTTAATCTCTCGACTTAAATTGGAGACAACTCGATTCCAATTATCGTATTCTTCTTTTGGGGTTACCCATGATTGGATGTTTATGTAAACTGATTTTAAGTTTTTTGAATCTACGGTACCATAGACCGATTTAATTGGATTGTATAAATTTAATTTTACACTTTTTCCTTTTTTCATTAATGTTTTTCATTATAAATGTTTATTGGTTATAGTGAAAATATAAATGAAAATATACATTATGTCAAAAAAATAAGTGTTTTTACCGTTTGAATTGTAAAAACACTTATTGAATTATGTTGTAATATGTTAAATTAAATAGATTCTTCTAAATTTTTAAGTTTTAAAAAGTTCATTTGGTCGAACTTTTCATCTTTTAATCTATCGATAGTTTCAGAAATTTTTGTTTTCATTTCAAACTCTTGTTCAGTATCTAACATCCCTTTAAGTTTTGTGATTGTATTCTCACGTAAAGTTTCAAATTTAGTTTCAAGGGTCTTAGTATCTTCAGAGATTAATTGGAAAAATTCTTTTTTAGAATTTTCATCCAAGTTCTCAATATATCCTCTTAATGTTTGGTTGGCAATACTAACCATCGATTTAATTGGAATATTAATTGATTCTTTAACCGTTTCTTTTTTAGTAGTTAAAACTTTAATTATGTTCTTCTTAGCATTTACTCTTTCAAGTAAATTTAATTTGTTTGAATACGCCAATACATCTAAATCAGAATAATTATTTTTAATTGTTTCTGATAGACTTTTTGGTGATTTTATTGTTGGTAAAATTTTATGTAATAAACTAATCCCTTCTTCTAAAAATTCTTTAGCATCCTGTTCAGATAAACCTTGAGGCGTGCTTAATTGGTCATATAAAGCATAAGCCTTTGACATAGATTTATTGTTCAGAACATTATGTTTGAACTCTCTTAAAGATTTTTTGAAATCTTTCTCGTCACTATATGACTCAAGTAGATTTTTTTCGATTATGGATTTTAGGTTTCCGAAGGTCATTACGCTTAATTTTATTAAATAAATATTAGGAATTTAGTAACTTATCCAATTCTTTTGAAATTTCTCCTAAAGAATCTTGACCATGACCTAAATTAATCATTCGAGCCCCGTCAATTAGGTTATTCTCAACTAACATATTTAAGTTATTCATTCGTGATTCTGGTGTTATTTCAGCCTCACCTCCCGCCGGTGGTGGGGCTACCGTTTCCTCACCTGCCGGTGGTAGTTCTTCACCTCCACCTAAATCAGCAGTTTCAAAACCACCTCCACCAAATGATGGTGTGGGTTCTGATGTTTCAGATGATACTGCCGTGGTAGAACCTGATGTATTACCATAAAGTTTATCGATATTATCGAATAATCCTGTTTTAGTTATAACAGTTGCGGTCGCTTTAAGTTCTTCACCAACAGCTCTTTCAATTCTTTGTTGTTGTAAATCCAAACGAACTTCTTCATCTGACCATCCAAATATATGTTTTTTAGCCCATGTTGATGATGTTGCTTGAATACCATTTCCTGGGTCAGCAACTAAATCTTTGTATAATAAAACTTTTTCTTTCCAAACATCAATTTTTAATAAATCTGCCTGTGTTGAAGGATTTGATAACCCTAATGTAAAATTATCTAACTCATCTTCAAACCCAAGTAAAAATAAATGAACGATTGCAATTTTATTTAATTCCGCAATCATACTTTTTTGGATTCTATTAATAGTTCTTGCGAAACGAATATCTTGTAATGATAAATTTTTACCATCCCCAACTACTTCTTCAAATCCTAAGAACGCCTTAGGAACACGAAGAGCGGTCAATAATTTCTTTTGGATGTATTCAATATCCGCAATCTCAGAAAGGTTTGTTGCTCCCGGTAATGTTGTAATAGGGTCCGGTGCTGATGGGTCTCTAACAGGAATAAAATAATCTTGGTCAACCGCCATTTGATTAAACCTCATATCTACGTTACCCGTTTTATTATCCACTACTTGTTCTCTTTTGAATTTGTTTGCAACACGTTGTACATATGCCTCAACATCATCATCGTTCATATTACCTACGAATACTTTAAACATTCTTCTCTCAGGGGCTCTTGATGTACGATAAATCAACATCGCATCCTCTGATAACAATAATTGTTTCCATATACGTCTTGCTTTTTCTAACATAGATGTTCCGTAAGGAAGTTTTCTATCATCACCTAACAGTCTAAAGTGGCCAATCTCCCATGATTGAAATTCCATGTTTTTATTTTTCCAAGTAAAATGAAGTGACTTTTTATCTTTATCTATTTCATGAGTAATATCCGTAGAAATTTTTGCACTAACACCTACTTCATGACGTTCAATTTCAATTGTTGGTAATTGTTGTACTCCTACAATACCTTTCTCAGGGTCTAATTTTAAATAAATAAAATTATCACCATACTTACAAGTGTTTCTTGTCCACATCGGTAAGTTAGTATTAATATCAAGTGAGTTATTAAACAAATCAGCTAATACACCTTTTATTCTTTTTGATTCGGAATAAATTTGTAGAATAAAACCATCTTCATTCGTTGTTGTCGATTCTTCCGCATAGATATCTAACGCGGCAGAAATCTCAGGAGTATACTCCATTGACTCGTAATCGTATTGTGCAGATAACCTTGATGGTTCGTAATAGATTGCTTGGGAATATAAGTTATTCTCAACTTTCGCCCATTGATTTGTTAAGTAATAGGTTTGTTGTGCCTGTAACTTCTCTTTTTCGTATTCTTCCTTACTTTTGGTACGTAATAACTCCTTCTTATCAAACTTAAAAGTTGGATAATCTTGATTTAATAGAGAATTTGGCCCAAATGTTTGGGACAATCTCTGCCATACCGTCATATTATTTTGTTGTTCACTCATGATATAAATTTACTTGTTTCCTCAGTAATATAAATAGTATTACCCACCAAATAACCATCCATACTTTTGGTAATCATCTCTTGTCGCCCCTTGATTAATTGGGTGTTGTCTACCCATTTGAGGCACCATTGGGTTAAAAAACTCTGAAGAGTTCTTATTTTCGGTAACTGCCGTTGACCATGAATTTAACATCGCCCTTGTATGATTGGTAACTTTCTCCAATGATTGGAATGATTTTTCCGCGACATATATTGCCATTGCAATACTCATAATACAGTCATCGTGATGCATTTTTTGATGGTCAGGTCGTCCGTTAATATAAACAAATGTGTTCATTTCGTTATAAAGACGGTTTGAATAAATTCTAAATTTATGTCTCATCGCCTCCTCAAACGCAGCAATAATCTGAACCCTTTTTGAGTTAAAATTAATCCCCGGAATTTTTTCATTTATTTTTGGGTCATACTTCCATTTATTAGTTGTGTCAACACCATCAACATATAAACCACCTTGATAGTTCATTTCTTGTAATTTTCTTGCGGTTGAAACCCCCATACCACCTGTGATATCCACAACACAATAAGCATTATACATTGTGCCCCATTTGTACGCCACTTCGGCCAATACATCTGGTGGAATTTTCCCAACATATTCCAATACTTGTTCTCTAGTATCAAAATCAATAATTTCAATACTTGAAAAATCTTCAGAATCCCCACGAGATACATCACAACCCATAACATATTTATGCCCATTTACAGGTTCTTTCCATATCCATAATCCACCACCCATCATTTTTGCTTGCGGCTCTTTAACTTGGTTTTTGGCAATATCTTGCATTAATTCTGAGTCAAATACATTATCTCCGGAACCTAAAAAGTTACATTCTAACTCCTGAGCGACCTTACGTCTATCGTATTTTAATTTTTTAACCATCGCCTCAAACCATGAGGAACAAGGTTTGTATCCATCTTCAATATATTTGGTTACAATTGAATGGTCCCTTTCGAATGGATTAGACATTGATAAATCAATGATTACCTCA